GGCCCGGCGCTAACAATCGCGGTAGTACCTTTGCATTTTGCAACACCCCCCCCAGGGGGGGTGCCTAGCCTGCCAACGTGGCAGGTGCGTTTTGTGCCTGTTTTATAGGCGTTTTCGCACGTGACGTTACGAAAATACCTATTTTTGTAGGGTTTTCTGCACTTCATGTTTTGATCAAGATTCCATGACAGCGTGCGCCCTTGCTGCGACGATTTCGCGAGCCAACGCGACAAGGTCTTCAGTGTCGACGATGACGACGCTGCGTTTTCCATTGCGTCGATGCCAGACGATTGGCAACTTCTCGCCTGCGTCTTCGCGTGCCTGCTCTAGCGCCTTGTAGAGATTCAGCGACTCGACACGCTTGGCCTCGACGTGGACGTTGACGCCAGCCAGCACAACGTCTGGCGAATCTGGCCCGCCTTGGTACTGAACGCCACGCCTGGCGTCGCACGCGAAGACGGCGCCGAGCTCGAGGGCGGCTTCGCGCTCGCCACGCTTTCCCTTCTGCCGGCTCATGCGTCCCACTTAGTCGCCCTCCTGGTCAAGCAGCTGGGCCGTGAGCTCGGCGATCTGCGTCTGCATCTTGGCGATCTCGGCCAGCAGCTTCTCGATCTCGGCACGGTGCATCGCTTTTTCGTAGTCGGTCACGACGCCTCCTGTAACGCGGCCAACGCCTTGGCTCGTGTCGCCTCAAACCTCGCCAGGTCGTCGCCCTTCCATTCTCGCGGCGGCGCCGGCTCGTCGATGCCCCGTGTCGCCGGCCGGCCGCCCTTGGTGGCCTTGGCGTTGTCGTACTGGCCACCCAGCACGTTTGTCACGAACCCGTCGCCCATGAACTGCGGCAGCGTCACGGGCGTCTCGAAGTAGCGGCAGCCAGCAAGCCTCGGGATCGCCTCCAGGGCCGCCTTGAGCCACTGCGGGTCGTCTGCCACGCCTTCCCGGCCCTTGGGCGGCGTGTGCGGCTTCCAGGGCCGCCCGTGGCCCTTGTTCCAGGCCGCCCGCAGAGCTTCGAACTGCGCAGCATCTCGCGGAGGAGGAGGATCTTCTTCTCTATCTCCTCTCCTCTCCTCTGGTGCGCCGGAAGCGCACGGGTGCGTGCGCTTTTTGCGCACGGGTGCGTGCGCCTCAGGTTCCGGGTGTTTTTCCCGGCTTTCTGCGGCTCGATTGCGGGCGGCAGCTCGCTCCTTGGCAGATTGAGAGAACCGGCGATCCCAGCCAGAGACAGCAACGGTCCCATCCTGCGCGTCGAACTTCAGCCACCCGACAGACTCGACAGCCTGCCAGAAATCGATCGTGCCCCCGCAGACCCGGCAGAGCCTGGGGGGGGTCATTTTGGCCCGACCGTCGGCGCAGTGGAGGCTGGCCCAGCCCCACAGCTGCAGCATTCGGTAGATCACGACCTCGACGGGCTCGCCCGTGATGTCGATGAGCTCCTGCACCTCGGGCTTCTCGGGAAGGGCCAGGTCGTAGGCGATCCATTCACCGGCCATCGCGGCCTCCTACTTTTGCTGCAAGGGCGTCTATCGGGATTGGTGTTGTCCGATCTATCTCTCTCTGAAATTTGGATCGAGCCACGCGAACCGGGACTTGCTCTGCCTTTGGTAAAACCAAAACAGGAAACTCTCGCAAAAATCCAATGTGCAAAATTGCCGTGGTGTGTTCTTGGGCATTTACCCAAAGCCCAGGAGGCGGCCCGTCCATGCCTGCTGAGCAGGTCTCACTACGTCTATCTCGAAACCCGGTCCAGTGCATTACATTTTGACGAAGGTTTTCGTTTGCGTGTGCCCACCCATTTCCTTGCTTTGGGAATGCGCTGCAAAACTTTCGATAAATCTGAGGCCCGGCGACTAACCCAAACCAATGACAAAAAAGGCTTTCGCTCCCAGCACGTCTGCGCATGATCGATGCTCCTTTAGCCTGCAACAGCAACCCTGTCGTCAGTCTCTTGCTGCCGTCGCAGAACTTCAGAAATAGCCGATGTAATGTCAGTGAAGTCACGAACGATCGGAAGCTTTGACGACTCCCTGTTGCGGATGACTTCTTCGCTCAAGATCACGCAGCAGAGGTCGGCTATCGCGTCTACGTTTTCGTTTTCACGGTGGTGAACAAGACGCCTGTGGTTGTCGTTAAGGTAGACAACGTTTCCTGGCAGGTCGGCCCTGCCGATCATGCCGTCTAAACGAGACTCCCACTCAAACCGAATACCTGCGAGATTCGCCTTTCCCTTAAACGTCTGTCCTGGCTGCTGATTCTTGGCACGCTTGTGCCGCCGACCTTTGCCTGTCGGCTCAACTCGACCAGTCTCGTTCTCTGGTGCCTTCCTTTTGGCCTTGCGGTCCGCGTCGTCATCGACGGCGGCAGAGAGAAGGCCCCTAAGGGCAGTCGTTACAGCGCCCTCAAATGCAGAATTGCGCAGCATGGTGGACTGCCGCTCGCCTCTACGAAGCACCTCTTCGCACTTGGCGTAAATTGCTTGCTCCAGTGCCTTCATCTGGTCGTCGCTGTCCTGTATGGCGTCCTTGTTCTTTCCAAGCTTCCACTCGGGGCCAAGAACGACAGTCCCGCAAATCCGGCTGACGCTCCTCCCGCACGACCCCAGAGCGCTGTTAAGCAAAACCCGAAACTCGTGAATGAACGTAAAGCCCTTGCGGATGTTGACGTGATCGCTCGCGACCACACCTGCCGTAAGGTCAACTCGCTTGCCGTTGACGTGGAACGACTCGCGGACGATGTCGCCCTCAAATTCTGGAAGTTTCCATGCCGCAACCGTCAGCTTCTTTTTGCCTGACTCAATGGCAATCTGCTTTCCAGTCCACAGAGCAGGCGCGAACAGATAGCCAAGCTCGTCCGCCAATACGGCCAAATCTCCCGGCCGGTTGCGAACCGTCTTGCGAAATAGCAGCTTCGTGCCACGCTGCTGCGGGTCTTCGACTGGACTTGCAGTAGGGTCTGGCACGTTCCAGTCAGTCGCCCTTGCGAGACGCTCCCAGTCCACAGCAGCCTTTCGCATGACGCCGCCGTTGATCGTCTGGATAACCAACTCGCCCCACAGCCAGCAGGCAAGTTCCTTTAGGCCGACGCCAAACCGACCGAGGCGAGTGTTGGCCTGGCGGTAGTGGTTGCCGATTGTCAGCATCGCCTCAATGTTGTTGCAGCCGTTACCGTCGTCCACGATCTCAACCTGCTTCTCGCCGTGGAATACGATGCGAACCCAGTTTGCTCCGCTGTCAAACGAGTTGTCACAAGCCTCGCCGAGCGCAACCTTCCACTGCATAGGTTGGGCGTTGATCGAACGCAGGATGCTGGGCGGAATGTTTCCGAGATTCATAGTCCGTACTCCTTTTCGATGATCTGACGAATCCAATGTGCCGCCTCGCGACGTTGCGATTCAGGCCACCTATCAAGTTCAGTGCGGAGCCAATCGCGTAGCCGATTGCCAGCCGCCTCGCCGTCGAATGGCTTTTCCTTCGGCGGCTTACGCTCGCGGACCTTCTCGCGAAGTTGCTTGCGTGTCGGCAGCTCGCCGTCTTCGCCTGGCGTCTCGGCCCAGTCGAGGAGTTCGTCCTGGTCGTCCTCTTCAAGCGATGCAACTGCGGCGTGAAAACTCCAGGGCAAACTTTGCCGCCGGCGGCAAAGTTCAAACTGCGACGCTATGCTCTTTGCCTTAGAAACTGCCGAGTAGCTTTTTCCAAGCTCGGCCGCCGTCTCGGCGATGTCGCCATACTTCGCCTCGCCGTGATTCATACCGTCGCCAATCCACCACTGCGATGCTCCGGCCACGCTGGCAAGGCGGCCCATAGCCTCGCGCCAGTCCTTCTCGGTGGCCGAGTCGTCAAACGTCAGGGACGTTGTCGTGAGCGTGCATCGCGGAAGCGCAAGCGCAACGCGATCATCAACTGATAAAGCACTTTTTTTCTTGCCCATCACGCCACCCTCCAAACATTCGCCTTCCGCCCGCTCTTCGTCGCCCTGGTCCCGACCAGGCGAATCATTCCGGCCCTCTGCAACTCAACCCGCCGGGGGCGTTCTGTGTTCTCGGCCATCGCCAGCGCCGCAGCGATCTCCTCGTCCGTGGCACCATCGGGCCGCGTCCGTAGGTAGCGATAGATCCGCAGCCGGTCGCCCGTGAGCTTGGCCGGCGTCAACGACGCTGCAGCGGCGCGGCTTGTCTCGCTGTGACGCTGTGCCGGGGGGGGCATAAACAGCGGCAGCACGGCCTCGGCCTGTGGGTAGTAGTCGCTCATTGCTCCTCCTTGATCTTCTTCACCGCCGTGTGCACGGTGCTGTCGCTAAACCCGAGCCGCTTGGCGATCTGTGCCTGCGTCAGCCCTTGCTCGAGCAGCTGCCGCACACGCTCCTTGTCAATCACCGTTCTCGTTGGCATCTCGCACCTCCTTGTATTGGCCCTGTCACGCCGGGCCGGCGGTCTCGTCACCATCGGTGGTAAGGTGCCGTGGCCGAGACTGCGGGTGTTTGACCGACCGCCCGCTGCGGTGCCCGTAGCCGCCGATGTCCGGCAGCGGCCGCCAGGGCTGGCGTGTGTCACCATTCGCCTCCGTATCTGGCGTTCATGCGATCGATCCATTCGTCTTCGCAGCCGAGGCGGTAAGCCGCGGCGGCGTTGTGAGAGCCAGGGCGAACCGGCGCAGGGCATGGTCTCGCCTCGGCGACCGGCGGCTCAATGTCTGCCGGCGTGTCCTTCGCAAGCTGCTCGAGGTAACGCCTGAACCCCTCTGGGTCTTGGATTGGTCTGTTCATGTTGCCACCACCTCCTTCGCACGCTTGAGCGCCGCCTCGTCTCGCAGCTTCTCGGCTTGGCGTAGCAGCAGCTCGCCACGCTCGACAATCTCGGCCGACATCGCGTCCATCGCGTCGGCCTCGCTCGTGTGCCACGTGTCACGCTCGTCGACGTAGACCTTTTGACCGACCTTGACCATCTCCACGCCGTTGAGCGTCACGACCTCGGCAAACCGCACGTACCAACCGAGCCCGTCGCGGGCGTTGATCGTGCTGGTCGTTTCGCACTTGTAGACTCGTCCCATGTCGCACCTCCTTAAAACGGAATGTCATCGGGGAACTGATCCTCAACCGGCTGCTTCGCCGGCTTCGCTGGCCTCGCCGGCAGATCGGGCAGCGGCTTCTTGTCGCCGTGGAACCGCTCCACCCGCACGTACTCCTTGCCGCTCTTGCCGATGCCGACCACGGTCTCGATCGAGACCCACTTGCCCTTTAGCTGCTCTTCGTCCCACGGGTCTGGTGGCGTCGGCCTGGCCACGCCGGCCGAACGGCAGACCGCCTCGATCTTGGCCCGCCGGTCGACCGGCACGCTCTCCCACACCCGCTTGTAGCCGGCCACGTCGATGCCGAGCAGGATGTACGTGCCCTCGACGTTAAGCTGGTTCTCAGCCCACTTCGCCGTCTTGATCGCCACGTAGTTGATCTCGCCAGCGTGGCGGCCGTCCGGCACCATCGGCAGATCGGCCTGCGCCGGCTTCTCGCCGTTGCTCTCGTCGGTCGCCCATGAATCAAACGTCAGCATCGCTCTGCACCTCCGGTCTGTGGGTCTCGCCGATCCTGGCCACCGGTCCGCCGGCGCCGCTTCTCAACTCGTCAATCTCGGTGAGCGCCTGCCGATAGTGCAGGTCGCCCGTGCGATAGGCGTCGATGACTCGGCCGATCTTCTCGACCACCTCGGTCATCCGCTTCTTCGCCGTCCAAGGAGCCTCGTCATGCCACGGCATTGGCGGCCTCCTGGCCGGCGTCAACCGGCTCGATCTTGTCGTGGCGGGCGTTGACCTCGTCGGTCAGCTTCGACCACTGGTCGGTCTCGATCGTGCCCTCGCTGAGCAGCTGGTCGATGCGGTCAGTGATCGCCCCCAGCTTCTTGACGGTCGTGGCCGCCGCGATCGTGTCGCGGATCTTCTGCAGCAGCGGCGACGCCGCGGCCGGCACCGCCTTGCCGCCAGCCAGCCATTCGGCCAGCTGCTTGCCGGTCGCCTCGGTGATCGGCTTCGGGTCGCCGGTAAACAGGCCGGTGCGGTCCTTGCTGACGGTCGCATAGTGGCCGTCGTGGATGATGTCAAGCACGCATGTGAACTCGTATTCCAGGCCGTCTCTGGCTTCGAGCTTCATGCCCAGCTTCGTCACCTTCTTGCGGCCGCCGTCGTCGACCTGGGCGGTCTCGGTCTTGCTGCGGCCGGTGCAGATGACGTGGGCCGACGATCGAAGGATGGCGTCGACAAACGCACGCCACCGGGGGGTGATTTCCGAGAAAGCCGACCACGTGTTGCCGCGAAACTTCGCCTTGGCGATGTCGTCGACGAGCTCGAGGCAGCCGCCCTTGCCGCTCCAGCAGTGCGTCACGCTGTCGATGACGATTACGTCATAGCCGGCCTCTTCGCAGGCGTGTATCGCCTCGATGTACCGCTCGGGCGTGAACGGCGGCTTGAGATCGACCACGTCGAAGTCGTGCAGCTGGTCATAGAGATCGCTGCTGCCCTCCTCGGTGTCGATGACCACCGTCCTGCCGCCCAAGCCCTTGGCCAGCAGCAGCCCGGAATAGGTCTTGCCGCCGCCGCTCGGGCTGGTCAGCAACAGCCGCAGCTTGGTGGCCGATCGCTTGGCCTTACGAATCGAGATTCCCATCGCGTGTTTCCTCCTTCTCCTTGCGCTTCACGGACCGCCACACCTCATGGCGGTAAACATCGACCTCGTCGGGGCAGTCGATGCCGAGCTTCACGCGGTCGCCCTCGATCGCAATCACTACGATCTCGATCTGGTCGTCCAGCCAATCCTTGACCGCGGCGATGCCGCGACCTGGCAGGACCAGCGACTCAGACTCCTTCCGTGAGAGGCAAAGCATCGACTACTCCGTGTCATTGACCGGCCGCTCGCAATCCCTTGGTCGCGGCCGGTAGAAACCATCCGTGGCGGCCGACGATCCGTCGCCGGCACCGCTCCGTCACTTGTCGCAATCGCTGCCGGCTACTGTGAACCAGTTTTCTGCGAGCACGTTTCCGTCGGCCTTGAGCACGAGCGAGTCGATCGCCGCGTAGGCGGTCTTGAGCGCCGCGTAGGCTCTCGCCAGCTCCTGCCGGAGCCGCAGGGCCTCGGCCTTGTGTTCGTCGATAACGATGCGGTGGGCGTCGATCGCCGCAGATCGTGCCGCCTTGAGGTCTGCGACCTCCTCTTCCAGCCGAAAAATCTCGCGGTTGGCCGCAGCCAACGCACGCGTGTTGAAAATGTCCATCTGTCCCTAGCTCCTGGTGGCGTCCTTATCGATGAAGATCGAGCAACCGGATTCCGCCCGGCGTCGCATCTCCTCGACCTTTGCAAAGCTCCCTGGCCGCGCCGACGTTGGCGGGGCCGCATCCATCACCGCGATGACCTCGCGGCGAATGTCGGTCAGTTCGTCAATGGCCACGCCGAGCGAGTCGTGCAGCAGCGTGGGGTCACCGGCTGCAGCACGCTCGACGTGCAGGTTGCCTTCGTTGCTCATCCCGCCCGCCCTCTTCGGGTCGCCGTAGACTCGGACGACGTGGCAGAGTGCCGCGTGCGCCCGTACCACGCGGTGCAGCCATCCGCGGAGCTGGAAGCCAACGTGAGCACCGATGCGGGTACGACGGTTGGAGTCCACTCGCCGTTGCTGTAGACCGCCCGCCGCCGCCGCTCGCTGTCCGACCACTCGCGCTGGATCTCGGCGCACCGCTGCTTTATTTCCAGCGGCGTCGGGTCCGCCACCGTCTCCGTGCAGTACAGGCGGTAGTACCGCTCTTGCAGCACCTCGAGCGGGATCTTTGTGAGCTTTTGCACGGCGTCGACGGTGTAGCCGCGAGCCCGCCAGCTGCGCAGCAGCGTGTCCGATACGTCCTTCCAAGTCTGCATCCGTTGCTCCTCGTGTTGCGGCGGCCGCGTTTCTCTTGGCTTTCCGTGCCACGCTGCCGCCTCGTCCTTCGGTCAATGGCGCTGAACACGTGTTCATCACGCCGGGTGGGGAAAATGTATTCAGCTTGCTGTACAGGTCAACAGTAGGGTTTATGAGGTTTTTTTAAGGACAACCTTGGTCCATTGTTGTTAGCGTTCGTTAACTACACGGCACCAAAAACGCCGGCCGAAAGCAGGCGAACCAGCACAAAAAGAATCTCGATCCAGACTTCCGTGTTCATGACTTCGCATCCTTGCTTCGTGTCACTGGGCTCAGCCCACGACGGGCGAACTCTAACGTACCGATCGGTAAGTTGGCAAGAGCAAGGTGAGAGATTTTTTTAAGACTAACAATCACCGCCTTTTCTTGGTGATCTTGCTGGCCTTTTTGGCCTGATGGATGCGGGCCCGGGTCGTGACCTCGATCTGCATGGCATCCCGCCTGGCTATGGCCCACGCATTCCCGATTCTTTGTGCCGGCAGCTTGTCCGAATCGATGAGCCGCCAGATATGGACCTTTGAGCATCCGATCAACTCGGATACTTCCAAAACCGACAACAAGTCGTCCAAGCCCTTGCTCATCGTGTCAGCCTATTTTCCGTAAAGCCCAAAGTCCACAGTCGGTGCATTGACTCGCTAGCAATCGCCGATCTATCATTCGACACATCAGTCATGTCTAGCGGACGGGGTTCTCCTGGACTTGCGTACAGTACCCGACTGTGGATACTGGCTGACACCGGTTGCGGAAAGGAGTTTGCGGCCGGCTAGGACATAGGAGACCGGCCATGCTGCTCAAGGATTTTTTGCACGATCGCTACGCGCCGCTGCACCAGCTTTGCGACCGCACGGTTGCGCTCTACCTGCAGTCGATCGCCCGGTTTGAAGATCACCTCGGCCACCCGCCAAGCCTCGACGACCTGGACGACCTGATCGTGAGCCGCTTCTTGCGTGAGCGGTGCAATGCCAAGGTCTTCGGCCGGACAACCATCAGCCGACACTCAGTCAAAAAAGATCGCACGCAGCTGGTCGCAATTTGGACGCTGGCGGCCAAGAAACGACTCCAGAAGGCCGACGGCAGCGTGGTAGAGTTTCCGGCCTTGCCGCCTTTCCGGGTGCCAGACAAGGCCCCGCAGGGCTATCTGCTGGACGAGGTGAAGAAGCTGATATCCAGCTGTCAGGCGTTTCGTGGCGTCACCGGTCGCCGGCCGAAGCCTCGGTCATGGTTTTTCACGACTTTGTACCTGACGCTATGGCAAACAGCCGGCCGGATTGGCGAGGTCATGGCCGCCACTTGGGGCGACGTTGACTGGCAGCGTGGCGTAATCCGGTTTCGCGCCGAGACCCGCAAGAAGCAGACGAGAGACATAGACCGGCCGCTATCACCAGACTTGCTCCTGCTGCTCGCCCGCCACCAGGGGGCGCCAGGCGAGCGGATATGGGACTGGGAGCGGCTGCCGAACACGATCTACCTGCACCTGCGGCGGCAGTGCAATCGCCTCGGCATCAAGTGCCGCGGCTTCCACGGATTTCGCAAGGCGGCTGCGTCGTACTTCCAGGCAGCCGGGGGCGCCGCTCACGAGCTGCTTGATCATCACGACCAGGGCGGCCTCGCCCGTAAGCATTATTTAGATCCCAGGATCGTGGGCCACGGGCCGTCCGCCCTCGACCGGCTGCCGAAGATCGATGTGACGGGAACTTGACAGTTGTTCAGTTTTCCTGACGCCAGCCCTCCCGTAGGGTGATGGCACCACCCAAGGAGAACGGAAATGGCTGATACTCAAGATGTCCGCGGGCACGTTACGACAGAGAACACGAAGAAGGCGCTCAAGCTGCAGAAGGTGATTGGCGTCATTGCGCTAATAGTTGGAATTTGCTTGACGTTTTTCAGTGAATCACAGCCATACTCAGGAGCTGGAATGTTTACCAGTTTTATGGCGATTGTCTGGATCGGAATTGTCAACTTCCGCATCTGGTGGGAGCACGGATAAGAACCCACTGGTCCAACAGGTCCAACCGGTCCGCATGGCAAAAAGTTTTTCTGCGTCTGCGGTTGACCGAGCGCCGATGGATGGCGAAGATGCACTCGGTTCACAAACCAATCAGAGGAGACGAGACCATGTGGCAGGAAGTACCAAGCACGCCAGCCGACCAGCTCATCGCTGCGATGGAGATTTACCGCAAGTCGCCCGCCGTCGTCCGCGATACCGTCGCGGCCACGCTGCTCGGGTTTGACACGCCGGCCAGCTATGACCGCCTCGAGCGGCTCGCCATCCGCGAAGGCGTGGCGTCGTTTGAGCAGTCGAAGCTCGATGACGTAAACCGCAACGTGAATGCGGTGCTGCAAAGCCTCAATCGGGCTGGCATCAACGTAGCCGGAAGCAAAGAATCGGCTCGGTCTTGAGCCCGCCGCGTTGAATGTTCGACATCGCGAGCTGCAGCCCGGCGTGCTGGTCGAAGCCCTCTTCGCCGGCTACTCGCTCTACGTCCTCCACAAGCGTCGGGTGCTGGCGGGTGTTGGCGACGTTCAACAGCATCCAGCCGCGTGGCGTCAGGGCATCGGCGGCCCGCTGAATCATCGGCCGCAGGAAGCCCTCGGTCCATGCGGCAATCAGCGGATACCGATGGCAGGACTGCGTTGGCTCGTTGCTGTACACCTCGGTGCGGCCATAGGGCGGAGAGGTGAAGACCAGGTCAAATTCCCGCCTTGGCGGCTCGTAGTCCTCGGCGGGCTTTTTCACGACGCTGCAATCTGTGCTGGTCAGGTGGGCCAAGTCTCGGGCCATCGCCTTGAGCCCTTGTGATGTTTGCGTCGATGGCTCACAGCAGACGTATCGCTCGACTCGCTTGCTGGCAATCGCTCCAAGCATTCGCCCGCCCCAGCCGCCGCAGGGATCCCACGTCGCACCGCGGCAAAAGCGGTCGTAGATGGCGGCGGCAGCCGTCGGCCGGAAGTTGCTGACCCGCTGCACGCCGGTTGCCCTGCCAAGCGATTTCCGCAGGTCGCTGGCCGACATATACGGTCCATCGGCGTCGACGCTGTAGCCGCCTGTGCGGTGGTTGTGCGGGATGCCCTTGGCGATTGCAGCCCGCAGTCGGTCTTCGTCATCCCACGCATCCATCACCGGTCGCTGGCAGCCACACTTCACGCTCCAGTGGTGCGGGTGGTAATGCCAGCACAGGCCGAGCCCGTGGGTGCTGATGCCAATGATGCCCTTGGCGATTAAACCGGACCGGTCGTAGGCGGTGAGTTCGCTAAACCGGCAGAGCTTGTCGGCACGCGATAGGCGAAAGTGCGGGAAGCCATCCGCCCTGGCTCGCTGGGCAATCTGTGCGACCACGGCATTCTGCTCTGCCTGCGGCATCGCCTTCCATTCGGCGAGGCTGACAACGTGGTCGCAGCGACCGCCCTTGCCGGTGAAACGCCCGAGGCTGTCGACGGCACTGCTCACGTCTTCCTCGCCGCTGCAATCGCCTGCCGGATTGCGTTCCTGTGCTCAGCCGACTCCAGCCAGAACATCGCGACCTCGTCGACGACCCGCTCGAGCAGGATGGCGTTGGCTGTCTCGACGTTGCGGGTGAGCCCGTACCGCCACTCGATGTACTCTCGGGCCCGTGCTTTGACCAGAATTGTCAGACGGTAGAACGTCTCGCCAGCCCGCCAGCTGCTCGACCTGGCCAGCAAGCCTGCCCAGTCGGTAGGCCAGACACGCAGCACGGCGTCAACGATGGCGTCGGTGACATCAGGCATCAGCGTGGCCGGCTCGCCGATGCAGCGTCGAATCGTCGCGCGGATGCTGCCGAGATGTTCCACCGCAGGCGCGTCGCTCACCGCTACCTCCCGCCCGCAGGCCGGGCCGGTAGAACAGGCGCGAGCGACGCGCCAGGGGCGGGGCAACGGCCGTCAGGACAGCTCGCCCGATTGAGCGTCGCCTTGCACTTGCACGTCGACGGGCATGGGCAGGCGGTACGGTGGCCGTCGCCGTGGACGATGTAGCCTTTGCCGCCGCACTCGTTGCAGCAGTCGCCCGGCTTTGGCTGCGGCCCTGGCTCTGGCGTTGGCGCTGGCTTGGCGTCGGTCGCGAGGCTGGCGTAAGCCGCCGCTACTGCCGCAGCTGCTCGAGGTGCCTCTCGGTCTAGAGCGACCGGGTCGGCGGCGAGACTGGCGAGCCATGCGAGAAAGGCGTGCCACATTTCACCACCCCCTGCCGTGGTCGAGGAGCGGCTGCCCGTCCTTGGTGGCGATGTGCTCGGGCTGTGGCTCGGGCTGCGGTGGCTCCTCGGCAATCAGGGAGACCCACAACAGCGTCTTGGCGGCGCGGGCGATCCACTTGAGCACCGGGCGGTTGTCGAGCGGCGCAGGCTTGTCGGGCTCGCTGCCGCCAGCGGTGTACCAGCCAATGCAAAGGCAGACGAAGCAAACGAGGAGGGTCTTACGGTCCATTCGCTACGGTCTCCGGTCGAGGTGGAAATGGCATCAGCCAGTTGCCGTGGTGCAGGTCGCGAAAGCCGAAGCCGCCAACGGACCCAACGGCGAACGAGTCGCCGCCGCTTAGCATTTGGTCGACGGTGGCGGCATCAATCCAGAATGAGCCCTCGGGCATATCGGCTGGCCACTTGCCGCCTGCGTTCCACGCACCCCAGCTATTCATTGCCAGGGCGCCGTCGCGGACGCTGCCGTTCTTTGCATAGCGAACTGCCACAAGGCAGAGGCAATGAGCCCATCGGGTCGTGCTCTTGCCGCCCGGCACGGCCCAGCCGTCTTCGTCGCACTTCGACGCGAAGCCGCTCATGCTGCAGACGGCGACCGGGTAGCCAGACTCGATGGCCGCCGCAGCTTCCTTCCACGTCCGCACCAGGGCCACGTACTTGACCGGGTGCTGCTTTGCGATAATGTCCAGCTTGCCCTTGTCGCCCTGCCCTCCGTTGCCCCAATTTCCCCATTGGGAAGCCCGGTCGCCGCTGTATTCAACGAGGTCGTGGCCGGCAACAGAGTCGCGAAACACGACGCCCCAATCGCGATACCAGCGGGCCGCGGCGGCGCCGTAACTGCCATCGCTATACCCGCCCGAGCCTTCGGGCTTGTTGCGGGCCTCCACGCGAGATCCGCCATAGCAGGATTCACTGCAGACTCGCAGCGGTGGCTCAGGAATGCGGCCGGTCTCCCAGTCGATGCACAGGGCGATATAGGCGGCGTGTTCGCCCCAGCCCATCGAGACACAGTCGCCGATTTGTTGCCGGATGCACCGCCACTGCTTGCCGTACCTAGCCTGGTGAGCGCGGTACATGCTGCGATAGAGAAACGTGTCGACGCCCTTGGCCTCGCGAATGGCCTCGGCCCCCGCCTGGGCGAAGAGCGGCTGCTCGAGCTCGGCCAGGAACTCTTTGACGCCGTCTGGATTTGGTGTGTACCCGAAGTTCTCTTTGGGCGCCGGCACGGGCGCGTAGTAGAGGGCCAGCACGGCCGCCGTGAAGAGCAAGATGGCAGCAGCTAGGGCGCGTTCACTTCGTAGCATCTTCGCACGCCCTCGCCACGGCTCGGTATGTCGTCACCCACTTCGCTCGCTGGTCCTTGTCGACCGGGCCGCCACCGACGCCGATCTCGCCGTCGAGGTAGTCGTGAATGGCCTTGCGCACGTGCGGCTGCCGGTCGCCGATTGAGACGCCACGCATCCGGCCCTCGCGGGCGGCGACCCGCAGGTCGTCCATCTGAATGCCCGTCTTTAGCCGGGGGCCGGGAAGGTTGCCGTCCCATTCGATGACGGCGGCGATCTCGTCACACAGGGCGGCGAGCGTGGCCGCGTCATCGGCTGCGGTCGGGCCCACGAAGAGCCCACGCAGCGAGATACCGGCCGGCTCGGGCGTAGGTGCCGGGGGGGGCGTCTTGTCGCCGCTTGCCAGCCACAGAATGCCAGCCAGCAGCACGAAGCCGGCGGCGATGAGAAGTCGGCTCATGGCTTGTCGCTCCCGCTGGTGAGTGCCAGCTGCAGCGTGTCGATGGCTTCCCGCTCTTCCTCGCCGAGCTCGTCGGTGGCCACGAGCCGCTTGCGGACCTCGGCTAGAGCGGCCGTAGCCTCGAGGAAGCCGGGCACGCGCGGTGGCAGTGGCTTCACGTCGACCGGCTCAAATGGCATCGGCGCCGGCGAAGGCTTGCCCTTGGGCCAAAACAGAATGGCCGCCGCAGCGGCGAGGAGACCGGCAATCGTCATGTGGCAGCCCTCACAAGTGGCAGAAGAGATTCGATGGCACCGGCGGTCGCCAGCAGCACCAGCTGCCGCACGGTGGGGCGCACGATCATCCAGAGCGGCCACGCGATGACCGGCACGACCTTGTCGGCCGTCTCGTCAAAGAGCATCGCGACGGCGTCGACTGCCCACCGCTTCTTTTGGTCGCCCTCGACCGGGATGGTGTCGAGCGTGGCGATGACGAGCCGCAGCAACGCCACGGCGAGCTCGGCGAACTCGCTGATTGTCAGGCCGTCTTCCGACGACTCGCGGGCCGCCACGACAAACGCTTTGACCTGGTCGCCCAGCGTCTTGATGTCACGGGCAGCCGAGATGGGCCGTGAAGAAATCATGCGTGCACCCCCACGATGTAGATGTCGATGTCGGCCGCAGCGGCGCCGTTGTTTGTGATGGCCAGCACCTGGTTGCCGGCCGCCGTTAAGTAGCCAGCGCCTGGGTACGTGACGTAAAAGACGCCCTGCGGCCCGAGCGTCATGGAGCCGGCCGCCAGTGCCGTCCAGCGGTCGGTCACGCTCACGCCGACCGAGATGGTGCCGGCGGTCGCCTTGTTGTAGACCGCCAGCATCTTGACCTTGCTGAAGGTGTCGGTGGCCGTGCCGCCCATGAGTTGCCGAGACAACGCCCGCAGGTCAAGGTTGGTCGTGGCCGAGGCGGCAATGGTGATGGTGTCCCGCCAGTAGGCGTCGGCTTGGTCATTGCCCGTGCCATCGGCGAGAGCGGTCGAGAGCGAAACCGTGGTCTTGTCGACGATGGCCGTGAGGTCGAGGTCTTCCGACCACGTCGGCGTCATCGTCACGCGACCGGTGACATTGAACGTACTCATAGGCCACTACCTCCGACTGCCGAGGAGTTGCCAAAGAGGTACAGCTCATAGGTAAGCGTCGAGTTGTTTGGATTGGCGATGTAGATGGTCGAGTTGGTGTTCGTGACCACCCATGAGTCGGTCGTGTTGGCCGAAACAAACTCGCAGCCAGGGCCGACCTCGGCGGCGTAGACGCTGGTCGGGCGGCCGGGGTCGACGCCAAAGAGCAGCCGCTTGCCGGCGGCGGTCTCTTTGTTGACCACGCGCACGAGGTTGAGCTGCCGAAACGAAAACGGCACGCTGACGCCAAGTGTGGTCTGCGTCAGGTTGAGCAGGTCGATCTGCTCGACCGTGTTGGCGGCGATCGTTCGCGTGTCGGTGAAGACCAGGTCGGCCTGCCCGCTCGAGTTGCCGTCGGCAATCGTGTAGGAGCCCGTCTGCGTTTTCTTGTTGGAGACGGTGCCCAGCTGCTGCGTGTCGGTGCGGTTCCACGTGAGCGTAGTGCGCAGCGTGCCCGAGACGACATCGGTGACGGTTTCGGCCATTCACGCAGGCTACGCCTGCCGTGGGCTAGGCGGCAGGGCGTGTGGCCTCGCGGTAGAGCACCAGGGCGATGGCCGCATAGGCCGCCATGTCGAGCAGCGTGTCCTCGACGCCGTCGAACTTCACTGAGCCGTTGTGGCAGTAGCTCCGCAGGCGGGTCATCTTGTCCGCCATGCGGATCAGGCAAGCCCGCCACGGCTCGATGCCCACCACGTCGGCGCCGTCTCGGATGTTTTTCAGGGCGTCGCTGTCGGCGCCGTAGTCCTGCGTCTTGGCGAGGTGCAGCTGCCGAATCTCCTCGATGACCTCCATGAACGCCAGCGAGCCTGGCCGCAGCTGGTCGGGCTTCGCGGCCAAGAGCCCGTCGCCCTTGAGCCGCGGCGTCTTCTCCTGCCGCAGTTCACGGTCGCCTCTGAGAATCCAGTCGCTGGGGATGCCCTCGGTCGTCGTCGTCTCGGTCGGCCCGCAGTCAAGCACGTCGAGTTGGCTCATGAGCTTTGCCCTTTCTTTGAGAAGTCGAATCACGTCCGCTGCCAGCCCACCCTCTGAGCCGGTCCACTGTCCCTGGAATCGTCGCGCTCGCCGCTCAACGTCAGCGAGGTAGTTGGCTGGGAGCGTCACGAGGATCGCACCTCGCCCTTGCCGCTGATGCGATAGTTTTCCACGTTGAAGCCGCCGTCTTTGGCGACCTCCACCGTGGCAAATCCCCAGTTCCACTTATTGACGCGGGCGTACTCGGGATTCATGTCGCACAGGCACCCGGTCGACCAACAGAAGATTTCGTCGTGCCACATATCCGTTTCGGCGTGGCCGCTGGTGCGGTGAGAATGGCCTACCAGCACCGTCGACAGCGTCCGCAGGAATGCACCGCGGGCGACGTTGACCGGTGCGGCCAAGCCCTTCGGTAGCTCGTGGCCGTGGCAGACCGGAAGCTTGCCGAGCATCACGGGGCGCTGGTCAGTCACGTACTCGACGCCGTGCTTTTCCAGCTTGAGCCAGGTCGGCAGGCTCATCTCGCCTTCGTCGCTTATCTCCGGCGCATGTTGCCAGATCCAATGGTCCCAACGCTCTTCATGGTTGCCGGCCTTAAAGACGATGGGGATCTCTGGGAACTGGTCCCGCAGCCATTCGATGGTCTGCCGGCACGCCTTGAGCTCGGCGGCAAAGTTGCGTTTGGCCGGGTTCTTCGTCCAGCGTGAGATGCTGTAGAAGTCGCACAGGTCGCCGTTGATGAGCAGGCAGGCGATGCCCAGCTGCTTAAGGTGCGAGACCGCGGCCTCGAGGGCGCGCTCAGAGTGATACGGAATGTGAACGTCGCTGATGATGCCGACCAGGCCGACCACGTCGATTACCTGCGGCAGCCACGGCTCGGCGACGCTCTTCGGCATCTCGACGCCCTGACCAGGCTTGCGGGCGGCACGCTTGACGGTGCCGTAGTTTCTCCTGCCCTTCGTGTGCGATTGGCCAAACTGGCGAGATATGCGGCACCGAGCCGCTTCCAGCGTGATGGCGCTGTTGCTGTCCTTAACCAGACGCCTCGCCAACGTGCGGGCCGGATAGTCGGGGTAGCGTTTGCAGAGGTCTTTCGCCATCTGCGTGATAGGGTCGCCCGCCATTACTCCTCCAAGTTGAGTAGGCCCCAGTTTGCGAGAGCCGACGCCACCGCCTGCCCGATGTCGCTCACTGCTGTCTCGTCGAGATCCCATACCCGTGCGTGTACGATTTCGTGCACCAAGACCTCGACCAGCTCCTGCCCAATCAGCGACTCGCAGACCCTGATGGTCTTGGTCTCGATGTTGCAATCGCCACGCCGGTCACGAAGCCGCGTCTGCAAGAGCTTCCATCGTTTCTCGCCGATGTAGAGCGTTCGCCGTCGCCGCTTCACGCCGTGGCCTCCGGTGCCACGTTCGTTTCTACTTGCGGCGTCAACTTTTGCGATGCCACTTCCGCCCGCAGTTTCGCCATCTTCCGGCGCAGGTCGGCGGCAGCATCCGGGGCGAAGCGTCTATTGATGAGACCGGGCAACACGTCGCCACGGGCGAGGGCTTCCTTGCCGGCCGTCGCGTGCTGAAAGACGAGCTCGCCCTTGCTGTCGTGCTGACAGATGGCCGGCTCGCGGAAAACCGGATTCCTGGGCGGCATGTGATACCGCTGGCCGCAGAGATGCCACGCGAGCAAAAACGTGTCCTTGTCGCCGTACACCCACTGGTAGACGTACTCGCTCCACTCGTTGAGCAGGCACGTCACGTCGAGGGCCGCCAAGCTGCGGCGGCGATTGATGACGATCTGGCCCGACTCAAACGGCCGAGCCGCCTTGTCCTGCTTGAGCCCGACGTTTCGCCACGCCGCCACGGGCACCCACTGGCCACGGCTGCGAGGCGGTGCCAAGTCGGGCCAGAACAGCGCACCGTGTCGCTCGTAGCCGGTGTCCGCGAAAAGGTAACTAGGGTCACGTACCGGCACGTTGTCGGCATCGAGCAGCATGACCTCGGCCATGTCGCAGTGCCGCAGGGCAAACGGCTTGAGCTGCCAGCCGCCGGCCGGCACGGTCACGCCCAGGCTGCCAGCCACGATGCCAGCGTCGATGACCTCGCAGCCCTCGGCCTGGAGCAGCTGCCGCCACGTGATGTCGCCTTCATGCGGCAGGTGCCAGATCTGGATGGGCAGCCGGCAGCCGAGTTGCCGCAGGGCATGGACGAGGTGCCACGCAAGTCGGTTGTAGATGTTGCCGCCGGCCGGAATGACGATCCCGCGAACGTGGCGGACGGGTGGCAGGAGAAAAGGCGGCGAATCGAGGCGTGCCGCGAGGGCCTGGCGGAAGGCGTCCATGCCGAGGATTTTCGGCTAGGTGGCGGCAGGGCCGGAGGGGGTGGGGCTACCGATGCCTAGTTTGTGGCCCAGTTTGTTAAGGGCCTCCTGGCGTTTATTGCATCCGCAGTCGCCGCCGGCGAGCTTGCTGACGCGATCCTTCGTGATGCCGATGGCAGAAAGGCTGGATGCCACTACGTCTCCCAGTCCGGGCTTCCATTGCCCGCAGAGTTGTTGGCGATTCACCTGCAGCGCGCCGCAGGTAATGCAACGGCGCCCGTCAAATACGCACAGCTTCATTCCCACGACAATCGCACTGTTGGGGTTACGTCAGAGTGAGCAGCGTCCTCGGCCGCCGTGACCAAGTGCTGCCCTACGTTAAATCCAAACATGTTTACGGCAGCAAATCGTTTTCCGCTTGCAGAGCCCGAAATTGACCACCCGCAATTCACGCCAGGCTCTGGAACATGCGTGACAGCAACATTGGAAAACCACTGCCCTGCACTTGAATCGCTTACAAAGCGTGGAAGATTTGTAGTGGATCGCTGCGACCGAGCGCCAGTCAGCACAACCTCGTTAGTGTCACCAGATAGGACCAAAGGCCCCTGTTCATCGTTTCGCCAGTAATCGCGCAAGCCAAGCTGAGTTGGAACTGGCCCCAGATTGTTTGGCAATGCGTAATCAAATCCACCCAGATGCGCTGGAGGTTGCGATGCCGCATCCTCAAAAAGGTAATTCACATAATCAGTAAGCCACATATTGTATGCGCACCCGCCCATGCCGTTAGGGTTTGAAAGTGCAGGGCCAAGCAGGGTGGCCGTGGTGTGCCGATAGGTGAAGTAATTTTGCCAGACACGCAGCCTGACTTCGACCGGACAAGAACTTCCTGGCCAAGCGACTGTCTGAACGTTGTCAAAAAAAGATGGCCGCATCAGAAAATCCAGCAGCACGTTGAGACCTTGGCTGACGTAGCGATACCGGACAAACGCAAAGTGCAGCGATAGCGGCCCAAATTGCTCAAGGGCGCTTTCTGATGGCGAAAACGCAAGCTCTAACGTCCCGACCGGAGAGACTGTAGGGGAGTAAATAAAAGCCACCTGACTCCCCGGCGGGCCTCCGCCTTCATTAACTAAGTCATATGTTCCAATAGTTATTGTTGCGCCATCTCTCTCATCGCTGGATCCAGCAATCTCCACAACAGCATTGGCCGAGGAAGCCAAATTGTAGAAGTCTGCAATAGACTGCGATGTGCATGGTGGTGGTCCGCAGCATGGCGAACAATGGCTGCCAAGCATCACGCACACTCCGCAGCAATCAATAGCCACCTGTCGTCAACCTTGCCGCACGCCACGCGCCTTGTTCCGCTAGAAACGGTGATCGTTGCGAAATAGTTGGTGGCGGTAAACGTTGGGCTGTCCGTTCTTGCCGACCCGTCTCCATTTTGCTCAGTCACTGTGGCCGTCTCGCCCTTGGTCCAAGTTGCCGAGATGGTCCCGAGACGAAGTCCGCCGCCGATGAGGATCAGAGCCCAATTAGAATCCTTCCACAGCAACTGCGCCCCGGCAGCCTTGTTGAAGTCCGACGATTTAATCTGCACCACACCGGCCACGGCCACCTTGCCGATAGAGCCACTAGCGATCGGATCCACCGCAACGCACCAGGCCGTAGTGGTCGCCGACGTGTTGCCCGCGGTGATGACAGGGGCGTCTTGAAACGAGATGGTCGCGGCGTCTGAGTCTGTAGCCGTAGGGGCGATCTCCACGCCCGTGATCGCCAGAATGCCCCACCGCGACACGGCCACACTGGGCTTGCAGTAGACCCATGCGTATGGCTTGTGCGACCAGATGCCGTCACCAGCCTCCACCCCCGGCCTTACCCCCAGCACAATATCCGCCGCGTCCTGCGCCCGGTTCCACGCCCTCGCCGAGATCGCCGATCCGAGCCGCTGGCCTTTCTCGATGCGTCCGTCGGGCTTGGCCATGACTAGCTCCCGATACCAAGGCCGGAGAAGTCACCGTCGCGGTAGACCTTGTTGACGTAGACCATCTTTGGCTTCTTCAAGAGCGACGTGCCCTCGACATCGCTTTCGTACCGCACCCACAGATATTCGTGCCCACGCTTTGTAATCCCGGTGATGCTGCCGACTGTGATGGGCTCCACCGAGTCGGTCCGCGATCCGGTCGCCGCGTTGTACGTCGGTCCTGCATTCGGGCTCGCCGTGAACTTAAACGACAGCGACCACGGGCCGTCGCCTTTCTCTTCGTCCCACTCTTGATTACCAGACGCGCCAAGGAAAAGCACTTCTCCTGGATAGAAACCACGAAACGCTGCTGTGTTCGTCGTGCCGGTGAGCGTCGCCACGCTGCGAATGTAGGCCGCCGTCACGTAGGTGCTGGGCACGTCATATGTCTCGGTCCACTGCAGCTGCGGCACGACCACGTCAACGCCAGCGACGCTATCCCCGTCGACGCCGATCGCGCCAGATTGGTTTGGGCCAGTCGCTGGAAAGCGTCGCTCAAAGTCCAGCGTATTTCCTGAGCCGACCGGCAGCCCCTGCGTCAGATGCTGCGAGCCGCCGCCGGTGTCGAATGACCGCGTCCGCCGCAGCGGCGCCTCTTGCTCCTCGTTGTCTTGGCCCGTCTTGGTGTAGGTCGCCGTGACCTGGAAGCATTCATCGCCGATGTACTCGACGCTGTACTGCTCCACCATGAAGGTGTAGTCGCCAATCGCGTAGAAGCGGTTGTTGCTGAAAAACGTGTTGGCGTAGGTATGCACCTCGGTGTCGACGCTGGTGCCGAAGGCGAGGTAGTTGACCGTGACGGTCGAGTCGGCGCGCTTGCCCTTGCGGTGCAGGGTCGCGGAGCGGCTTTCGCTGGTTTCGATGAATTGGGTGACTGGCATTAGTCGGTAGCGGCTGCGCCGTCCATGTTCTTGGTGTTCTCAGCGATCTCGCCGAGCTTGTCGAGCTGCTGCTGCTGCAGGTTGCCGCCGAAGCCCATGCCGCCAAGGCCGACCGACGAGAACGTCCCGACGACCTCGCTCTGTTGGGCCGCTGCTGCCATCGCAGCTTCTTTCATGGCACCCGGATCTGGCTTGGCGGTAGCGTTGGCGTTTTCCTGCGTGGCAGCCGCCGCCTCGCCAATCTTCTCGCTCGCCTGGTTGTAGGCGTCGATGAGTTGCTTCTCGCGGTCTGCTGTCAGATTGCCACGCTCAAGCAGGTCAGTAAGCGTGCCGCCCAGGGCACCGAGTTGCTCCATTGTTTTGACGCTCCCGAGGTCGCCCTGCAGGGTCGATGCCGCAGACACGTCGGCACTGGTGGCGGCAGCCTGCTGGGTAAGGGAGTCGAGGTTGGCCTGAGCCGCAGCCGAGCCAGACGCCCGCTGCCGCTGGATCGCCACCATTGTCTCCTCGCGGGCAGCCCTCGCCGCTTCGTAGTCCGATTGCCCCGTCTCCATCCGCTTGGCGATTCCCGGTCGGCCCGCTTGACGAGCCTGGGCCCGAGCGGCCATCTCGTTGTCGACCTTCTGGTTTTCCTTGGCCAAGTCATAGCCGCGGGTGATGAATGATTGCACCCAGTTCCAAGATTTCCGCACCGAGGCGACCATCGCGTCGAACGCAGACATCACGCCGTTGACTAGGTTGTCGATGGTGCCCATGACAACTGCAGATACGGTCGTGAACGCCTGGGCCAGCGTTTCGTACATGCCGTGCGACAGGTAATCAATTCCGTTGAGCAGGGCTTCGCTGCCCTTCGCCCACGCGACGTTCCAGCCGGCTAACAGAATCTCAAACGCCATGCCGAGGTTGCCGGCCGTGATTGCGTCGTAGATGCCGCCAAAGGTTTGCTGGGCCGTAGACGCCAAGCCACCCATGCCGTCACCAAGCGAAATAAGCCCGGCCACCGCCAAGCCGATTGCGGCCGGGATGAGCACCAACGGATTCAACGCAATGCCGAGCACTGCCGACACGCCAGAGAGGGCGAGCCCGACGCCAGTAATGGCAGCACCGACGGCAATGAAGGCGGCCACGCCGCGGCCGATTCCAAGGACAAGCTCTTCGTTGTTTTTTGCAAAGTCAGCCATTGAGGAGACGACGTTGCCTAAAAACTTTCCTGCGTCAATCAAAGACGGGCCGAGCGCCGCAGTAATTGCAATCGCGAGCCGTTGCAGGCTGCCCATCAGCGACTCGCCGACACCTGCCAGCCCGCTCGACAGCTGCCGATACTTCTCGCTCACCGGCAACGCATCCGCCATCGACTTCTTCATGCCGTCGATGCCCGTGGCACCAGCCTCGGTCAGAATCAGAGCCGCACGGATTGCGTCGGTGCCAAAGACACGCTGGAAAACGTCGTCCTTTGTCGCCTGGTCCAGCCCGGCCGTGGCGTTGCGAAGCACCTCGATCTGCTGGGCCAGCGGCAGCATCTCGCCGCCATCCCGAAAGGATTTGGTCGACAGGCCAATCGAATCTAGGGCTGTGGCCGCCGCATCGACCGGCGACTTCAGCTTCGCGAACATATTCTTGAGCGACGTGCCGGCGTCGGAGCCCTTGACGCCAGCGTTTGCCATGAGCGCCAACGCAGCCGCCACGTCGTCAATGCCCTGGTTGCTCTGAGCGGCGACTGCCGAGACCTGCGTGAAAGCCATCGCGATTTCTTGAATCGACGTTGACGAGGCGTCGGCCGCCGCCGACATCGTATTCGCCGCACCGGCTGCGTCGACGCCGAAGACGTTCATGGCGTCGCTCATGACGACCGCCGCCTCGGCCACTGACAGCTCACCGACCTTGGCAAACTCAAGCGCCGCCTTGCCGGCACCGCTGAGTACCGCCTCCAGAGGCATACCGGCCTTGAGCAGCTCGAGGAAGCCCTGAGCGATTGCCGTTGGCCCCGTGCCCATCGACTCGCTGAGCTGCATGGCAGCGGCGTTGATGCGGCCAATATCGCCGGCAGTGGCTCCCGTGCTCGCCGAGATGTTTTTCAGCACGCTCTCAAAGGACGTGCCGGCACGGATCGCAAGGCCGATTGGTGCGGCGAGCCCGGCGCCGAGGGCGGTCATGCGACCGCCAAAGTTCGCCATCGACGAGCCGATGGACCCTATCCGCTTGTTGAGCTTGTTGAGCGCCCCGAACAGCTTCGACGGGTCCGCACCGATCTCGACGAAGACCTTGCCGAGCCGGATTCCAGATGCGCTAGCCATTAGGTGTTCCGAACAGTCTTGCTAGGTCTTCAGGCGTCGCCTGCCGTGCGACAGGCTTAGGTTTCTTTGCGAACGGGTGAAACTTGTACGCGTCTGCGGAAGGTTTGTTTTTCGGTTTGTTGGCGTTGTAAAACTGGCAGAGCAGGTTTGCGGTGTGCCACCATTCCGCCTCTAGGCGGCCGTTGCGAGCGGCGACGAGCTCTCGGAAGGTCCACTCTCCGGGGTGGCATCCGATGATTCCTGCGGCTTCGTAGATGGCATCCCAGACGCTTCGAGCAGGTCGGCCGTCGTCGCTTCCGCCATCGCCTTCTCGGCCTTGGCCATCAGTTCCTCCGAGGCCTCGTCCATCTTGGCTGCCAGCAGGCCCACCATTCGCCGCAGCCGCTCGGGGAAAAAATCAATGAGCTCGCCTTCCAGTGCCTTGGCGCCGGCGTCGAGAGCGTCGCCACGGAGGCCGTCGAGGAACTGCTCCTTCGTAAGCCCCTTGGCGTTCACTTGGGCGACCAGCACGAAATACAACGCTTCGGCGAGCGTGGTGTACTGACCACGCAGCACCTGCATCGTGGTCGAGATGCTGGCCACGTCGACGATGTCGAAGGGCTTTTTCTCGCCCTCGATGTCGACGGTCACGTTGTCCTTTACCCGCATTGCAGCGGCGACGGTCAACGCCACCTGCCACGGTCTGCCTTGGTCGTCGCGAAACTCTCGCATTATCTAAGTCCTGCGTAGGTGCGTCGGATCGTGACGCTAAACGTCCGCACGCCATCCAACGGCTGCGAATCGCTGACGCTCGTCACCACGCCGGTAAAGGCGAAGCCCGTGCCCACCACGTTGAGCTCGGTGCCGGCCTCCAGGGCAGTGGCGAAGTCGTAGCCGTCGTCGATTGTCTCCAGCGAGACCGTGACGCCGTAGGCGGTCGGGTAGACGTGAGAGAGCCGGGAGCCGTAGGGCACGAACTCCTGCTCTGTGACGCTCTCTTCTGCGGTCACATTGCGAACGCCGACCACGGCGTTGCCGCCGATGGTAAGCGTGCAGTCTTTGCCCAGGGTGATGGCCATCGCCGCCTCCCCGGACTAGACCTCGCGGGCCGTGACGGTGAACGTGACCGGGCCGTCGAGCGGCTGGTTTTCGGTGACATTGACGACCGCAAAACCGCTGCCGGCCTGGGCCAGAGCGGTCATCACGCTGGTAGCGTCGAGGCATTCAATCTCGACCGTCTTGGTCACGAATCCGCCGGTCGCCACGCGAAACGCCGATCCAACGCCCCCTGAGCCATCGCCACGGTGTGTGATGTCGACGGCTTCGACCTCCTCGGTGTAGGAGACCGAGATCACGCCAGTTGCGCCGTTGGCTCCGGTCGGGCTTCCGGCGGCATAGCCAAGAGAAATCGCCATGTGATTGATGCTCCGTGATTGCTACTAATTGACGCCGCGAGTGGCCGAGACGGTGTACGTGATGATGTCGTCGAGCGGCTCTTCCTTCGTGACGTTAGTAACCAGAAACGTTACGCCGGACAGGTTGTGGCCGTTGCCGCCATTAACCGTGATGCTGATGTCGTCCCCGGCCGCACAGCCAGGGGCGTCGACACAGGTGGCTTCGAGCGTCTGCTCGGCCCACGTCTTCTTGATCTTGCGGCTGGTGTCGCCCTTCTTCGTGATGTCGGCTTCGCCGTAGGTGGTCGTGATGGTGGCTTCGCGGACGTTGGAAATGCCCGTATACGTCACGTCCTTGCCGAGCACGATGGTTGCCATGTGATTTTTCTCCGGGGTCGGTGCCGGTCAGTGTCGCGCCCGCCGGCGACCAACCGCAGGGGGTGTGGCTACGGGCCACGGAGCTGGTTGCGGAACTGGGCCGGGATCTTGGCTTTCACCGCTTCGATGCCTTTGCCCATGAATCCAGCGCCTGGCACGCGACCAGGAGCGGTCGCCACGGTCTTGCGGTTGCGGGCGAGGCGAGACTTTTGGCTGTGCCATGTGCCGATGTAGGCTCGGCGGCTGGAAATAAACCGCCCGCGGCTGTCGCGTCCCTGCCGCTTGCCAAGCATTGAGCCAGGCACCTTGTACTGGTAGATATTTGCGACCGGGATCGGCGCCACGAGCTTGAGCTTGACCGGGTCGCTGCCGCCAAACTCCTGCAACTGCTGCACAGTCTTGACCTTCTCGTCAGGCCCGACGACCACGCTGCCCTTACGCTTGTCTGGGCTGTAAAAAATCTTGCGTCGCAAAAACTCCTTCGGCTTCCACGTCGTAACCTTGCCTGGCTTTGTGTCTTGAAACGACATAGAAACCAGTGGGTAGCCTTCGTGCGTTCCGACCAGCCTCCAGATCGGCTTCCTCAGCGGCTGGCGGCGGCTGAACTGCTTTTGAGCCGACCGCCTGGTGATGGAGCCCGCCCGGTCGAGAGCCTTGTCTCGGGCTTCTTCGACCTTCTTCCGCACCTTCGGCACGTTGAGCAGGCTCTTGAATCGCACCTTGGTAGGAAGCATCACTCCTCCGGCAATGCGTCCGCCTCAAATACGCGATATGTCACGGTGATGACGGCCCGCCAGACGTTGCGGTCGTTCAAGGCGTCATCCGGGTTGAGCTCGATGCTCAACGCCTGCGGCTTGGTCACGCCGGTCGGCCACGTAATGCCCTGCCAGGAATGCGTGCGGATGTAGAGCATGACGCTGTCGGCCAGGTCAATCATCGCGTCGACCTCGGCATCGCTCTGCACGTGGCGACCGATAAACACGTCGGCCGAGTAGTCGGTCTGCGTGACGCTGCGGCTCGCCCGCGACACGTCAGCACCGCCCGGCGTCACGAAGATGACCGGGTTGGCCATGTCGTCGACATCGACGGTGGCCCAGTTGCGGCGGTAGACCGCCGTGGTCTCGGGCGTCCAAGCGACCGAATCCAGGCTGTCGGCGAGTGCGTCGGCAATCTCTCGCAGGTATGCCATTAGGCTGCTTGCGTGTGTGCGAGGATCTGACGCATCGCGGCGACGTTCGCCCGAATCCGCTCGTCTGCGGACAATCTTTCCATAGCCTGCTCACCGTAGAGCAGGGCCTGTGGCCGATTGTCGAGCTCCCAAGCAGCCACGCTGGCGAGGTCATACGCTCGCCCGATGGCGTCGGGGTCAGTGGCGTGTGTACCAACTTCGGTACAGGCGATAGCGCTCTCAGCGAAGGCCAGACACTCGACCCAGTTCTTCTGGTGGTAGCGAGCCAGTGCCAGCCGCTCCCAAGCGTCCGGCTCGTTCTCAGCCTCGGCCGCCGCCCGGTGGAGGTGAATCTCCTCGCCCGTCATCGCGTAGAGGCGACGCATCGCGTAGGCTCGCTCGGTGACCTGCCCGCCGCTCATCCGCAGGTAGGCGGCAAACTCTGCTGCCGCCTCGGGCTTCCCGGCATAGTCGAGCTCTCGGGCGTAGTACCACTTCGTGCGGGCGTCGTGCGGCGCCTCGCGGACCGCCACCTCGAGCAGCCGCAGGTCGGTCGTGTGCTTCTTGCCTTGGTCGCGGTGATGGTGAATGACGAGGCCGTCGGCCACCCGCTGCCGCTTCTCGCCCGTCCAGCAGACCAGCCCCTCATGCGTGGCCGCCGTCCAGCGGAAGCCCTGCCGGGCGTGGACCCGGTCGCTCAGGAAGACGAGGCCCTGGGAGCCGTCGGGCTTAAAGGACCAGACGTACTTGTAGCGGAGGTTGTTGACCTCGGGTGCCCACACCTTTTCGATGGCTTCCCGCCAGCCGGGCTGAAGCCGCTCGTCAAGGTCAAGCCGCACGCAGACATCGACATCGGGTGGCACGTGGTTCATCGAGAGGTTATGGGCGTCATCCCACCGCCACGGGCAGACGTAGCCATTCACGACCGTGACGCCCAGCTGCGTGAGAATGCCCTGTGTGCCGTCGGTGCTCCCGGTGTCGGTGACGATCCGCACGTCGGCATCGGCGCAGCTTTTGCCCCAGTCGGCCGCGTGCTTGGCTTCGTTCTTCGCCAGAGCGTAGACGGCGATCTTCATTACGCTGCCCCCCAGGTAAAGATCGTGTCGTGCGGCAACCGCTCAGCCACGACATAGCCTCGTGCCGTCAGCCATTGCGTAACCGCTTCGCGCGAGTGGCCGTACCGTGACTCGTTGCCGATGTTCTCGCACACAATCGCGGGTCGATGAGCGGCAATCGTCTGCTCGGCCCCCTGCAGCGCCTTGAGCTCATAGCCCTCTACGTCCAGGTGCAGGCAGTCGACCGAACCTGCCAGATCGTCGATTCGCAACGTCGGCACCAGTCCGCCGGGCTGGCAAAAGTAGCCGCCGCAATTGCCTGCGTGGTCAACATCCATTGCGACGCATTCGCGGTCGCAGCCAAGTGCCGCTTGGAGCTTGATGACGTTTGGCTGCTGGCAGTTTCGCACCAACGCCAGAAAGTTCAGCGGCTCCGGCTCGATGGCGATCACCGAGTAAAATCGCGATGCGTATTGGTCGATATAAAACCCGGCATTGGCTCCGGCAACCACCACGCTGCGAAACTGCGACACGTGCCGCATGACCTGCTGCGGCAGTTCCTTCGCCATGTGCATCCAATCCCAGCACCCGCGGTCGCTGGCCGGCCACCAGATTCCATCGCGTTGCTCGAGCTGCTGCTCCAGAGTCATGTCAGCACCGCCGATTCCCGCAGGCCGTCATGGTGCCAGTCGACGCGGCGGTGCCGCTCGCTCGCGAACTGCACCACCGCCTTCTTCACCTCGGGATTGCAGGTGTCGTCGGCGAGTATGGTTTTGCATCCAGAGACCAGCCGCAGATCGCGGAGGGCACCGGCAAACGAATGGTCGCCGTCGACATGGGCAAAGTCGGCCGGTGGGAGGCTCTTCACGTGAGCGGTGTCGACCACGACCAGGCTGGCGTCGATTGCCCACCTTTCGACCACGCTCTGCCAGTGCGCGAGGCAGTCGAAGCTGTCGGCGTCGCAGGCGCCGTCAAGGCAGAGATAACGCGCCTCGGGTGCGGCCAGGGCAAACGAGACAAGCGAGTAGCCGCACCGGGTGCCGATCTCGATGACCCGCTTCGGGCGAACGTCTGCACAGATAGACGCTTTGTAATAGTAGTGGTTCTCGACCTGCTGGCTCAGGTCAAACCAGTCATGTGGCCGCCAGGCGTCGGCCAGCGTCTTTGCGAGTTTGTTTCGAAACGACAGGGTCATCGAGAAGGCTCGCCACGTCAGCGGCCGGCACTTCCACGAGCCACGCTTCGGCATCCCGCACGCCGAAACTCATGACCACGTTGTCGCCGACCGTCGCCAGCCCAGCGGCAAACTCAATCGCCCGCAGCTCGCGAAACGCGAACGCCGGCGACCACCGCTCAAGGCGGAAGCCATCATCCCACCAGCACAGGCGATGCTCGTAGACCCTGTGGCCGCTTGGCAGATGGGCCACCTCATGAATCAGCCCGAGCCAGCCATCGCGAAACGCGACCACCTGGCCGCCGCCACGGAAGCCTCGGGCAATGACCGGGGCCGGCTGGCGCCGCCGCAGCTGGTAGGCGCCGGCGACTTCCGGGTCATGGTCGACCGTCACGGCGTGGCCGTCGTGATGTGCAGAGTACAACCATCCGCCATACTTGCCGGGCCCGGCCTCGATGGGCATCCAGTTCTTTTCGTGCTCTTGGCATTGCAGCCCCGCCAGCACCCGCAAGTTGTGCAGACTGGCGTCGTCGTAGTCGAGGTCCGCCGTTGCAATCCGGCACCGTCCGTCGAACGGGCTCACGTTTCGGACCGTCGCCGACACGCCTATACCCGTTTTGGTATTACGAAGCCGGCAGTCTTCCAGCCCGTCGACCGGATAATCAGTCTTGGGATAGTCGGGATATCGGATCTGCCGCACCCGCTCCACGGCAAGGTCGGGCCGCAGGTCGACTAAAAGGTTTTCGGTGCGGATGGTGTTGCCGTCCGCCTCGGGCATCACGTAGCGACCGTCGACAATCTGGTAGTTCGACGACCGCACGATGGCGATCAGCCGGTCGCGATGCTGCAAGATCGTCGGGTTGAACAGCGACCAGCCGGGAAACGCAGGCTCGATGTCAAACCGCTGGTAGCGGCAGCTTGCGAGTTCGTGCAGCGGCTGCGTGTACCACGTGCGGTTAGCTCGCACCTGGTGCTCGAGGTTGGCATCCATAGGCTCGGAGAGCAATCGCTCGCACGCCCGGCGGCCGGCGTCGAGCTCGCCGGCGTAGTAGGCACTGACGGCGAGCGACAGAAGGTGTTGCTGATTGGTCACGACAGGAGAAACGCTACAACGCCCGGCAAGCCGCCTGCGGCCGGGCCGGTTGGACCAGTTGCTCCAACGCTACCCGAGGGGCCTGTGGCACCAAAGCCCGTGGGGCCGGTCGCTCCGGCGGCTCCGGACGGCCCCGTCACTGTTGACGCTGCCCCTGTCGGTCCAGTGCCGCCCTGCGGTCCGGTGTTTCCGGTCGGGCCGACGATGTTTCCAACGTCGTTCCAAACGGTGCCATCCCATGCGTAGAGGCTGCCGCCCGTCTGCACGATGTATGAATCACCAACGGCGCCCGTGTAGCCTGTTGGCAGGTCGCCCACGCCCGTCACGCTGCCGACGATGGCGACGCCGGCGCCAAGCGGCCCTGTCGGACCAGCCACCGTTGAGGCTGCGCCCGTAGGGCCGGTAGGCCCTGCAATGCCGCTGCCGACGAGCTCCCACGCCTCGCCGTTCCAGCGGTAGGTGCGGCCGCCCGTGGTGGTTTCGTCGTTAAGCGATGGCCCGGTCGGAAAGGTGAGTGGCATGGACTAGCCTACGAAATAGAAAATTCCCTGATCTCACGCTGCGCAGGCGGAAAAGTTGAGTCAAAAAATGCACCAAACATTTTTGTTCCGTCTGGCTTCCAGGCAATCCCGTTTACAGCGTTTACGGTTTGGCCAGGCTCATTGGCCAAAAACGTGTATTGCGCTAAGGATGTCGTCACGTCGCCTGACGTGCTTAAAGAATACTGATGAACAGAGCCGCTGCGTGCCAAATACATGCTTTTACGATCGTCATCAAGCGCCAGCCCATCAACTGCTAACAACCCAAAGGAACTTTGGCTATTTACAAGCGAGAGCGTCGTTATGTCATACGCACTGCTCATCGAATATTGCGAGACAGTAGTAAAGCTCGTGTCGTTGACAGCATACAACGAAAGCCCGTCGCTATGGAAGAAAAATGCTTCTGCAGTAAACGCAACATTTCGCACAACCGACGAAGAAGTTACGTCCCACGCAGTGCTTAAAGAATACTCGTAGATTTTTGTGGAACCGAAAGGCGGATTGTGCAGCACAAACATTTTCGTTCCGTCAGAGGAAAACAAAACACCGACTGGATATGCCGCGTCTGGCGCAACGGTGTACCCCTCATCAAATGATGCTGTGGATATGTCCCATGCGCTGCTTAGGTCATACTGACCGACCCAAGACTGTGCGCCAGATGGCCCTTGCTCGCCCGTGACGTACATTCGCGTGCCGTCATTTTTAAAAGCTACGGCGCGTGGAAGGCCAAACTGACTGCCGACGAAAAAATCTTTTTTAAATGATGCCGTTCGCAGGTCCCATGGAATTTCACGATTCGCCCCCAGCATCCCTGCCTTGCACCTCATGACGACAGGTCTCCTACCACCAGCCACGTGTCGCCGGCGTAGAGAATGCACGTGCCGCTCGAATACTTCGCGCGTAGCTTCTGCCCTGGCGTGGCGTTCACCGTGACGCCGGTGGCTCCCGTCACCGTGACGCCGGCATCGCCGAGGCGTGCCACGTCGACATGCGTGCCGGTCGGGAAGTTTACGCTGGCATTGGCCGGGATGACGATATTCATCGTGCCCGTCGACAGATTCATTGTGACGAGCTTGCCGGCGTCGCTCAGCTGCAGCGTGTAGCCGGTGACTTGGGCGTTAATCGCCTGGGCGTCATCAAAGCCGCCGGATTCACCAGATGGCCCCGTAGGGCCGACCTCGCCGGTGGGACCGCCCGATGGGCCGGTGGGCCCCGGAACAGTCGATGTAGCGCCAGTGCTTCCAGTCGCGCCGACCTCGCCCTGCGGTCCGGTGCTGCCAGTTGCCCCTCGCTCGCCCTGCACGCCGATTTCAATGAACTGCCCGTCGTAGTTGACAAAGTATTTGCCGGTGTCGGTGTCGAGCCACAGAGCGCCATCGAGGATCGGCGTCGGCGCAGAGCCCGTAGCGTAATACTCCTGGCTGCCAGTCGGGCCGGTACTGCCTTGCGGGCCTGTTGCTCCTGCGCCCGTGGCACCGGTGTTGCCGGTCGGGCCGGTGACATTTGACGCCGCTCCAGTTGGGCCGGTCACCGATGGACCTGTGCTGCCCGTTGGGCCGGTCACAGTAGACGCGGCACCGGTGGCCCCCGTTGGGCCAGTGACCGTCGAGGCGGCTCCCGTGCTTCCTGTCGGGCCCGTCACCGTGGAGGCGGCGCCGGTGCTGCCAGTTGGCCCCGTACTTCCGGTGCTTCCCGTTGGGCCAGTGACCGTCGACGCGGCTCCGGTGCTGCCAGTTGGCCCCGTCACCTGCGGACCCGTGGCGCCGGTAGGGCCGAGATTCAAGTCAACCGGCGTGCCCCACCCATCGAGCGTCTTTGGGCCATAGAGGTCGCTGTTGACCTGGTCGAGGTAGAGGTCGCCGATGTTGCCCAGCGCGCCTGTCGGAGCACCGTTGCCCGCTAGGACAGGTGACGCACCGCCAGTCGGTAGGGAGAAGAATGGCATTGGTCTCTATGTTTGTTGTGTAGCGAACTCAGGGCGAGTAGGGGGCGAGAAACCACACCACGGACCAGCGGAAAACCCAGACGCCGAACGCACCGCTCGCCATGCCGACCGGGATGGCGGCCAAGACGAGCGCGGCGGCGAAGGCGTCGTTGTTCATTGATCTGGGAATGCGGCGGTAGGGACAGTAATGCTTGCCCCGGTGTAGCCACGGGCAGAGCCTTTGGTGATTCGCAGCTCGTCGATGTAGGCAACTAAATCGCGACCGGAGAACACGTTGTTTCTGCCGACGTAGTAGGCGCCTCCGCTGTAGGAATTAGCGTCGGTCGCCGACCCGTATGACGTTCCGTCGATGTATAGAGTCACGGTGGAACCGGATCGCACTAACGCTAAATGATGCCAAGCATCATCGCTCCAGTCTCCGGATGAACTAGACAGCACAAAATTGCCTTGCCGATACAAGGTTATCTGGCCGCCGCTGCTACTGTCGTTGTTGATGAGCAGGGTGAATCCGTCGGCTCCGCCATTAACCTCATTTCCAATCAACTGGGCATACTGCGTGCTTGAGTTTGACTTGAACCACATTTCAATAGCAAAGGCATCCGTGCCCAGCGCAACGTCAGCAAAGGAAATTGAATCTCCATTGCCATCCACGTACAGGGACTTTCCGCCAAACTTACTTTCGGTAGTTGACTGCGTAGCGTTGCCGCCAGCAGTAATTGTTTTCGGCGTTCCGCTTGAGTCGACGAACGTGCTGCCGCTGCCGTCCATGTGCAGGAGGATGGCGACCGACGAAAAAAACTCGTCTACCGGATCTCCTGGCCACGCATTCGCCCGGCGCCGCCGCTCGGCCGTTCGCAGATCCCAGATGCCAGACGCGGAACCCTGCGACAGCGTGGTCGTCCGCGAAAAACCGATGTAGCTGCCGTTAGAGCGGATAGACATGGTGCGCTACCGTTGTGATGTGGGGTCAGGAAATCTCGAGGTAGCTGCAGACGAACTCGAGGTCATTGCTCGCCGACGGCGTGACCACGATGCTGCGGTCTTCCTCGAGCCAGACGGGCGCGTTTTTGTCGACCACGATGACCGTCGCGTCCGCTGGCACGCTGACCGTCGAGCAGATCGCCCGCCCCGTGCTGCCGCCATCGTCTTCCGCGTGTAGCTTGATCGTAACGTCGGCCGCCGAGCTGCCGTCGACGTTTGCCACGTAGAGACTCGTGATCTGGAACGCCTTGCCGCTGCTGGCGGCGTTGGACAGCAGCACGGTGCCGGTGGCACCTGTGACACTGGAAAGCACCGCCGTCTTGGCGGTGATCGTTGTCGGTCCGACGATGTTGGGGGCTGCCATATCTACCTCATGAGAAAACGAGTGCTGCTGCGACGCTGCTCATTCCTGAACTGGGCCCGGTTGGGCCGGTAATTGATTCGCCTGTCGGGCCGGTGGCGCCGACACTGCCGGTCGCGCCAACCTCACCCTGCGTGCCAGTCGGGCCGACGATTGATTCTCCCGAGGCACCCGTGCTTCCCGTAGGCCCGGTGGCTCCGACCTCGCCTGATGCGCCCGTCGGTCCCGGCACTGTTGACGCAGCTCCGGTCACGCCGACCTCGCCTTGCGCGCCAGTAGGTCCGACCTCGCCGGCCACGCCCTGCGGTCCTGTGCTTCCGGTCGCGCCGACTTGTCCAGCCGGGCCAGTGGCACCCACCTCGCCAGATGGGCCAGAAGGTCCGACCGCACCTGCCGGGCCAGTAGCTCCGACTTCGCCGGCCACGCCAGCGCCGCCTGTAGCTCCCGTTGGGCCAGCCTCACCCTGGATGCCTTGCGCGCCAGTAGGTCCAAGTTCGCCTGACGGTCCGGTCGCGCCGACTTCGCCCGATGGTCCCGTGGCCCCTACCTCGCCCGATGGGCCTGTGGCGCCAACTTCGCCAGCCACCCCGGCGGCGCCCTGAGCGCCCGTCGGGCCGGTACTGCCGGCTTGGCCCTGCGGTCCTGTGCTACCAACGCCAGCCGGTCCTGTCGGGCCTGTAACGGTTGACGCTGCTCCAGCGTCGCCTTGCGGTCCCGTGGCGCCGACTTCTCCTGCCGGGCCAGTAGGGCCGGGCACGGTCGACGCCGCGCCGGTAGGGCCGACAATCGACTCGCCTTGCGGGCCCGTCGCTCCTGTCGGGCCGGGCACTGTAGACGCCGCACCCTGCGGCCCCGTGCTACCGACGCCTGCCGGGCCAGTAGCGCCGGTGACGCCAGCCTCGCCACGCGGCCCCGTGCTGCCAACGCCAGCCGCACCCGTCGGGCCAGCGACGCCGGCCGCCTGGAAGTAGCTGCCGATCTGCGAGACCGTGACGCGCTTCGTGGCCGAGCTGCTCGACATGATGAGCATGTCGGCGCCGGTAACGCCGGTCACCGCTGGCAGGTCACTGACGCGCTTCTGGATCGGCATCAGTTCACCTGCAGGGGCACGACGATTTCGTCACCCTGCTCGGTGACGAGGTATTCGACATCTGTCTCGATACGCTTGCAGTGAACCCGCACCGCAGTCTGGAAGGCGTCGGCGTAATGCCAAAGCGGCACGCCTCGAGGCGTGACCACCTCGTAGACGTTGCTCACGGTGCCGAACTGCTCGTAAATCTTGTCGCCTCGCTGCGGCTCGCCGTAGGGCAGCTCGTCCGTCGTGATGACGAAGTCGCGGGCTTCCCATTGCTCGATCACGCCGCTCTGGGCCTGGCTCTCAAACACGCTACGGCCGACCGTGGCCGTGAGCGTGGCCGTGTTCGCTCCCCGCACGTAGGCAATGGTCGTGCCCGCCGCACTTCTGAGTTGCGACGTGAGCCAGGCGGCGCCAGTGCGGATGAGGTCGGCCATGCGAAACTCCAACGACGCCCGGCCCCGGCAGGCGAAAGGCTAAGACCTGCCGGGGCGGGCGCGTTTTGGGAAGGGCACTACTTGTTGAGCACCACATGCACCGTCGTGTCGCCAGCGTCGCGGGCCTTGGCGAGCTTGCCAGCCGCGGTGCCGGTCGAGGCATGAGCCACGCCAGAAACCGCGTACCAGCTGATCGCCGAGCCCTGGGCGCCGGTGGCACCCGTGGCACATGGCATCGACCAGACGCCGTCGATCGCCAGCGAGCCCATCGCATTGGCGGCAATCGCCACAGGAGCGACGCCCACGAGCGAACCGATCACGACAACGTCGCCAGCGGCGACAGCAGAGGCGGGCGTGTAATCAAGCACGTCGCCCTTTTGCACATAAGAAGCCATCTTAGATCACCTCGTTTCTATGGTTGAAGGTAGAAGCCCCGGCGGGATGGTTGGGCCCCAGCCCGCCGGGTCAATGTCAGGACACGTCGGCCTTGATGCCGGCGAGGTACTCGGCCTTGGCCACGCCAAAGTCAAAGTAGCCACGCATCTGCACACCCAACGTGTTGAAATCGGCCTCGGCCGTTTCCACGATCGGGCTCTGCACGCCGTTCAAGAACGCCACCTCCATCACCGGCAGGTCAGCCGGCGAGGCAAGCAGGTAGAAGTCGTCGACGTTGCTCAGGTAGGTCGAGGCGACCACCTGATACCGACCGGCCATCACGTTCCGCTCCGGCTGGCCGCCAGTCGCACCGCTCTGGATCAGGGTCGAGCCCATGATCTCGGCAGCGGCGAGCTCCTGGTCAACCGGGACAAGCAGCAGCCGCGGCTCGATGGCAACCGGGTTGCCGTCTGGATCCTTCAGCTTGCGGAACATCGTGGCGATGGTCTTCAGCGTCGAGATGCTGAGAGCACCGGCCGAGGTCTTCTTGTTGTTCCGGGCCGTGGTGAAGAACGAGGCGTCATCTTGGAACGAAGTCCAGAACACGTCATTCAGCTTCAACGCACCGCCGCGACCGATCCGCTGCGGAACGGCAGTCAGGGCACCAAGGTCATCATTGATGAGGTCAGTGCGAGTGACGCTCGTCATGATGCCGTAGGTGTCCGCGCTGATGGTCCGCGACTCGTCAGACGCGCCGGCGTTCTTGAGCTCACCGCCGTTGCCGACCTGCTCGAACTTGAAGCCGCCGTTGAGCCGGTAGCTGGTCAAGGTCTTGAAGTCATTGACGCTGCGAACCGCCGAAATCTGCCGCCACGCCGATTCGACGCTGTCGAAGCCGGCGAGGAGGAACTTGTTGACCGTCGAGCTGAGGATGCCCGAGATCGAGTGCGTCGCCCACGCGGCAGCCAGAATCGGCCGCAGCGTGGAAGCGGTCACCCGCCGGCTGCCGTCGTAGCCATTGGCGACGGCGGCCTGCACGAGCACCTCGCCGAGCGAGAGCTCACGGCGGGCCTTGTGGGCCGCCTCGAGCGTCTTCTCGTCGTAGTGCTTTTCGACATTCGGGAGCCCGCCCTGGAGGGCGAAGCTGGCCTCGACCACCTCCGAGGTGGCCGCAGTCGGCTGAGCGACGTGCACGGCCGGGGCGGCCGGGCGCTCGTCGCGGGTCGCGTTGAGCTTCTGCATGTCTTCGACTTTCTTGGTAAGGGCTTCGATCTGGGCCTTGAGACCGTCGGTCTCGACATTGACCTCGACCTTCTCGGGTTCCACGGCGACCTTCGCCGCGGCTTCCACGGCCGGGGTCTCAACGACCTCTTCCGCAGGCTGGGTGTTGGCGTTGTCCGCCATGGGTTTTTCTCCTGCCGCCTCTTCGGCGGCGATTGAGATCGCGGTGCTACGGTCCGCGCCGAGGGTTACAAAACTGGTCTCGCGTAGCGTCGAGGCCCGTACTACTCGGACAGGCCCTTGAAGGGTCTGCCCGTTTGCGGTGGTGACTTGGTCTTCGCCAAATCGCAGATGGCGGCCGACATCGGCGCCGACACTCGCCTGCCACTCGTAGCCGGCGGCAGCCAGCGCGAGCACCTGACGAGCGGTTTCGTTGTCGGCGAGGATCTCGCCCTCGACGATGAGCTGTCCGCCCTGCACACTCGGGCGGCCCTGGCCGAGAATCGACCCGAGGGCGTAATCGTGGCCCATCACAATCGGGATCGTGGCCGGCAGCGTCATGCCAGCCAGGTCAATCACGACCGGCTCGCGGCTCCACGCCTGGCGGATGGCCGCGCCGGTGTAGGCGACGATGCGAAACCGCTTCGGGCCGCCAGCGGCGTCGCCCTCGGCAGCCTGTAGAAACGTCACGTCGCTTGCCAGCTTGATGTTGTCGCTCATTAGTCGAACTCCATGCCGGTGTCGATGTCGTCGTCGTCAAACTCGATAGCAATCACGCCTCGGCCTCCTCGGGCGATTCCTCGGGCGGCACCGCGCCGGGGTAGTTGCCGTCAGGCAGCATGTCGATGAAGAGCCCGAGCTCTTTCATCAGCGCCACTTCGCTGGCCCGCTGCCTCAATTCAACGTCCCACTGCTTGCCTTGCTTGGCGTATTCCGCCGCGAGTGTGGTCGTGTGCGTTGCCAGCCGCGTCTGTGCGGCGTTGGCCTCTTTGGCCGGGTCGACGTGTTCCTTGCCGTCCCACTGCCAGGCCCAGTTCCATTCGGCAAAGGGCGGGGCGCCTTCGGGCAGCACGCCGGCGAGCGTCGCCTCTGCCACCCAGGCCGCGAACACGCGGTCGAGCATCACCCGCTCGAGCTCGTCACGGTAGACGCGGATGTTGCTGGCGTAGACCTGGTGGTCCATCCGGCCAGAGGCGTAGTTGTACGAAGAGGAGTCCAGAGCGGCGACGTTGTACGGCAGCTGCAGACAGCGAGCCATCTCGTTGACGATCTCACGCTTAAACATCGCGTAGGTGCTGGTGGGCTGCTCGGCCTTGAGCTGCTCGAAGGTCCACCCGTCGGGCAGCGTCACCATTGCCCGCTTCTGGATCTCCATCTCGGCGAAGGCGTCGACCTCGTCGACCTCCGCCGCTGGCGAGTTGGTCCGCAGAAAGCCCGCGAAGTCGGCAGCGGTCTCGGCTGCGGCACAGACGGCTTCGGTGTAGCGGCGAAGCTGTCCGAAGAGCCTCAGCGCCGGGGCCACCTCTGCAACGCCGCGATGCTGGCCAGGCCGCGACGGCCGAAACCAGTGAATCATCGAATCCGACGGCACCCGCTGAAACTGCAGGTTGTTGATGCGGTAGTTGCTGCCGGGGTGGAAGTTCAAGACCTGGAAGGCAATCACGTTGCCAACCTCGTCGAACTCGAGCCCGTCGACCGTGTTGCCCTCGGGCGTGATCGTCTGCCGCATCAACTCGGTCGGCGTGGCGACCATCTCGGCCTCGATGAGCCGCAGGTCGAGCTGCACGCCCGCGAGACGCGGGTTGTTGATCATCAGGGCGAACGCTTCGCCGTCGACAACCAGGGCCTCCCGCATCGTGCGGAGTTTGCCCGGCAGGTCGATCGTGCAGCCCCAGTCGTAGAACGCCCGCTCCACCGCCCGGTCGAGGTCGTCGCTGCCGCTCTGCAGTTGCAGCCGTGGCCCGGTGCCGATGAGGTCGCTGGCGAGCGTCGAGGATATGCCCGCGAGGTAGGAGTTGTTCGCTCGCTCGTAGCGGGCCCGGTTGCGAATGTTGCGTCGCACCACAGGCGAGAGAGCAGCGTCGGCCGCGAATGCGTCAGCGTTGGCCCAGTGGCGGCGATCGTCGCCCATCTCGGCGGCGTCGTACCGGGCACGAACTGGCATCACCACCTGTGGCGGCGCTGACCGCTTCTGGAAGAAGTCGAAAAGGCCCACTAGTCGAGGCTTCCCGGCGGAATGAGCTTGTTAAATCTCAGCCCACGTCGCTTGTTTGTCGTGCTGGCCGTAGCGGCAGCCTTGGCCGCGAGATACTTGTCGGCCTCGATTAGCTGTTTGAGGTCGTGCTGCTCGACCTCGCCGGCGTCGGTGCGGACACGCTGCGGCTGGACGGCGGCCGTCTCGAGCTGATTGCGGATAGAGTCGCTCATGCCCGGAAACTACGGGCCGGCAAGAAGTTCCCACAGGGGGTGTGGCTATCGAGTCGCCACGAGATACAGGCCGACGTTGGCGAAGGCGTAGCCAGCGTAGGCCATGCCCAGGCCGACGTTGCCACGATACGCCTGCTCACAGGCGACGTAGAGGTAGATGAGGCCGGTGATGGCGATGAGGTGACCGCTCATACGTTACCTGACGGCAGTAGCGCACTTACCGCTTTTTCTTTGGCTTCCACCTCGCCGCCGCCCCGACTTCGGCTTGTTCGGCGATCGCCGGGTTGCCCATCGGCATCTCGGGGGCCGCGACCCGGAGCAACTTCGCGACCGCGAGCCGGGTCGCCTCGCTCGGCGTGATGCTGTGCTTCTCGCAGTAGGCCGCCATCGGCCCCGCGAGCGGGCCGAGGCGGAAGGTGATGCGGTCGTTCACTCAAAGTCCTCGCCAAAGTCTGCAATGTCTTGCAGGCACTGCTCAAGCGAGTTGATGTTGGTCGTGATTTGGTAGCCGTGCTTGGCCCATGTGAAGCCGGCAGCGTCACGCTCGGCTGTCGTCGGCACTTCGTGATTGCTTAGCCGCATTCGCTGCACCTGCCCGCGATGGCGGAAGTCGCTACCCGGCCTTGTGTAGTAGACGCTGCCGTGAGTCGAATGCTCGACAGTCCATCCAGATGCGACGATCGCAGCATGGCAAGCAGGCAGCTTAGCGTCTGCTTCGTATCCGAAGCGGTCTTGCCGAGCGATCCCTTCGCGTGCCAGTTCGGTCGCCGCAATCGCGGCAAGCCTGTCGATCATTTCCTGTGCTGCCGTCGCGGCTGTCGCAAGTTCAGTAGCCATTTTGCCATCCCGTTTGAGGCTTGCGGCTCGTTGCCGCGTCATGCCCTAAGTATACCTAACGTCGGACGGAAGGCAAGCCCCGCTAAAGGATTTTTTCGGAACCCTGGTTTTCTCTGGAAAAAATCGGGCTGACTAGGGGCTGAATGCGATCTCAAGGTGTGTAGGGTCATTCCGACGCCGCAGCCTCTTGCTGCACGCATTTCAGCAACTCCCGCAGCCAGTTTGCATCTCGCATGGTCAGGCAGTACGCCCCGCCACCGTCCGGAATTTTGCTCACCTTCTTGGCGTGCTTTTCAACTTGCTTGATGGCGTGCTTCAGGGCGTAGGTGAGGTAATACCGTTCGTCTTCGTTCAGCGTGATTTCCATTGCATCACCTAAGGTGTGTAGGGTCGTTCTCTACTCTCCGTCGATACGGTACTTCTGGATTATTGCCCGACACGCAATCTGTAAGAAATAGGCTACCGACCTTCTTACACCAGCAACTCTATCAACTCATGCGGCAGCGACTCGCGGATCGCCTCCAACTCCCGCCGGGCCTCGTCGCCAATCTCGGCGTATTTGAGCCGCGCCCGGATCGACTCGCGGATCGCCTCCAGAGCGATCAGGGCCTCACGGCCAGCGAGAGCGTAGCGGTGCTCGCGCTCATCGTCGGCGTCAGAGAGGTCGAATCGGAGGATTGCGGTTGCCATAAGTTGTCGATTTCGTCACTTAACGTTCAGCCCAATCGTATTTGGAAAACGATCATTTGTGATGTGTTTCGCATACGATCTGGGGCGGGCGTTACTCGCCTTCGGTGTGGCACTTCGTCCGTTCCATCAGCCCGCGCAGCGTGGTGGCAATTTTGTCACCCTCGTACAACGCAGCCCCACCACCGAACCCCGTGCAGTCGCCCGCCGCTGTGGCGCACAGCTCAATCGCCTCTCGCTCCTCGTCGGTTAGCGTGAACGGCGTGAGCGTACAGTACCGCGTCACGGTGCCGGTAACGTAGGGGCAAGGTTTTTCGTCCATATGTTCCGCCTGTAGCGTCATTGTACACCCGTTCACCAGACACGCTACGCCAGCCGTTTGACCTGAATCACACGCTTGCCGGTGTGGTCAGCAGGGATCGCCACCTTTTTGCGTGTTCTGCCCACCACCTCGACGCCGACCGCAGACACGCCAGCCAGGCTGGCAGCCACTGCGGCGCCGACGACGCAGTCGAGGAAATGGTTGTCACGCCCCGGAAACGGCTGCCACTCGTCGACCACCCTGCCCTGCGCTTCGGCGCGGACTGGATACTCAGCCGTGAGCTGCTCGGCCAGCATTTGGTGGTCTCCGGCATGTATCGTTAACGCCAGCGGATCATCCGGCGACATCTTGCAGCGTGACGCGACAAACGTCTTCCAAGCGTTCGTGTCGTAGAGGATGTGCCGCTGCTTGTCGATGGTGCTGGTACGCCAATTTGACCCGACACGCTCGCCGCGGTCCGGCTTGCGGTCCGACATCGTCGCCCGGCTGGCACCAACGAACCGCCCATGAGTCGGGAAAATCCGAGGCCCCCACTGCGAACGCCGGCAGAAGTCCCGCACGACGCCCTGCGTCCGCTGCCAATTGGCGTCGATGAGCATCTGACTCACTCGCAGCACGGCGTCGCTCGTCTCGCTGGCAAACTCCCGGTCAAGCAGCAGCCTCGCCACCTGGTCGAGACCAAACTTGGTCGCCGCCTCCAGCGACGATTCTCCAGAGACCTTGACCATCGTCTTGCGGGCATCGCGAAGCGTGAAGTAGCTGCGGCCCTGGTCGGGCCACGATCCGTATGCGACCACGTGCCCGCGAAACTGCGGCCCCCACCCGAGTACAGCCCAGTACAACAGCTTTTCCTGCACGTCGACGAACGCCGTCAGCGTGTCGAGCCCAGACGGGACGATCCACTTGGCGACATTGATGGCCCGCTCGCGGATGTCCTTGGCCGTGATGGCGTTACTCTCAGCCTCGTCCCGGAGCGGCTGATTCTGAAACTCGCTGGCGAACACGTCTGGCCCGTCGTCGATGAAGGCGTTGTAGGCGTGCTGGATCGCCGACGCCTCGCACTCAGGGTCGTAGCAAGACTCCCACGACACGACGCAACCGGCATCCATCGCCGCACGGTTGGCGGCGTAGAACTCGTTTGCCTCACGCTGGGCTCTCGCCTGGTCGCCCGGCACGTCCTTGTCGAACGTCACCCGCAGGTCGCGGTACTGGCCGAGCCACAGGTCTTCGTGCTTGTCCGACCACGACCGCACCATCGGGATGCGTTCTCCCTGCCACGCAGGGTGACGCTTGGCGTCGAGCAGCTGGTCGACCATGTCGTCGTGCGCAATCACCGTGGCATTGACCACGCACGCGATGCTGGTGCGATGCCCGGCCAGCTTCATCACGCTCTTCGCCAAGATGTCGAGACGCTTGGTGCATTGCACCGGCGAGGCGGCGCTCTCCCTCGTCTGCGGGTCGTCGACGATCACGAAGTCCGGCCGCAGCTGCCGGCCGTCTGGTGCCTTGTGCCTGAGCCCGAGGATGCTGCCCGTCAGTCCGCGACTCATGACAATCGACCCGGAAGCCACCGACTTCGGGATCGTCGGCATGACCACGCTGTCGGCCTGCCACTTGATGTGCGTCTGCTCGCCGGCGTACGTCTGCGAGTTGCACCGCTGCGGCTTGCCCTCCAAGGCCCGGATGGCGTGGCAGACCTCTGGGAAGTCATCGTAAAGAAGGTCGTTTTCCGCGAGCTCGAGTTTGATGCTGGTGATTGCCTTCGTGGCCAACCCGCTCTCGCCGGCGAAGATCGCGCAGAACTGGCGATGCCCGTAGAGCGTGGCCCAGATGATGGCGTTCTCCGAGATCGTCGACTTGGCGAAACCACGGTAGACGGCGTTGACGAATCGCCCGCCACCGAGGATGCAGCCCTCGATGCGGCGGATCACCCGCAGGTGGTCTTCGGAGAACGGCGACAGCCCTGTTGAGTTGGGAAAGTACGTGACCAGAAACTTAAGCAGGTCGCGGCGGCAAGACTCGCGCCGCTTCTTGTTGGCGATGCCTGGAATCTCGCCAATGTCCGAGCCAAGCCGGGTGCGATCACGCGAACGCTCGATGTCGGCCAGACGCTTCGACGCCGATGGGTCTCTGGTCTCAATCACAGCGGCTCACGTTGTCGGGAGAGAGTGGAGCAAGGGAAGGC